GACTAATCCTCCGTGGTAAACCGAAGACTTTGTCTTCATATACTCAATTTTGTTTGTCAAGTGATAAAAGTCTACTTAGTAGCAACACTTCTTAACAGAATTACCCCATGCGTCGAATCTTGCTGCTTTGCAGTAAGACCGTATAGAAGTAATAATATCACTTTCATTATCTTTTTCATTGTGCTTTTTTGTTGAAATTGATAATGTTTATTACTGGTTATCTTATTTCAAATTGGCAGTGTACCAAACTTGACGACTACTACAGTTTTTATAACGCTTCTGCTGAGTTGATAACTCCACCTTCTCCTTATAAAGTTGATTTTAACACTCTAGCTTTGCATTCAGTTCTATACAAGTGTCATGGAGTCGTTGCAATTTCTGTTTATCGCCGTTGTGATAATCTTCTGCTGACTCAGGAAGGACATTCGTGGAAGCAAATAGATACACCTCTTGGCGTCATTGCAACTTGTAAGTACTCTTGTGGAACGTGTGAAAATTTCTTGTATTGCTCGAAACATGAGCGACCACTCATTGACAAACGAGTTGTGCTCTCCAGACAAATGCTCGATGGCGGGTTTGGACACCAGTGTCATCGTGACGAGTACCTCGTCTTCATCTCAAGCTACACAGAAGATGGCGCCATCAATTTTCTCAGCGGTGAACACCTTACTTACAGACGCTTATCATGGCGTACGCGAGAAAAAACCAGTGCTAGATCCTCTCCTAGGAACGCCAACGTTTTTAGTGGACTCAGTTCAGGCTATCCCCGCACCAGGGGCCAAGATGAGTTCGACCCATTCCTTGAGTTCTGTGGCTTCAAAAATGGAACTTGGGACGAGTTTTCAGACGTCTTCACCCCAACCTACGAAAGTGAATTTGATTACAACGGGGTTGGCCAAGATTGGTTCAACCTTGACGACATCGTTGTCGACGTTCCAGAAGGACCATGGATACCAGGAGGTATCCCAGCGGGAATCAGTGAAATCTACGACGACGACATCTTGTTTGGACCAGAACTCGATTTCGTCGCAACCGTCCACTGCCGTGATGAACCAGGACAACAAGGTGGAGTTGCCACTCGCAGAAACCACGAAATCTTGCGGGATCACGTTAGATGCAGTGTTGAGCTTACTAGACGACATAAAGCCATTAAACGCTTTACCGTTGTTGAAAGAACTTTGGAATAGCGATGGAATTGCTTCTGCAGCTTCTTGTGTAGTTAGACTGCTGGAGTTGTGGGGCGTATACTGGAAACTTGATTTTGCATTCTTTAAGCGTGTTGCTTCACACATTGTACATGCTCTTGCTTTGTTTTATGATTTGTGTAAAGAGTTTGCTACTTTTGTTTCACGACAGTTTACTTCAGGTAAGAAGCCTGGGTTTGTTGAGCCTGCTGTGAGATGGACAGCAGAGCTGGACGACATTACGTTTGAAGATACTTTTCGTTCTCAATCTTTGTTTGATTTAAATATCTCTGATTATGTTGATTTGTCGCCAGAAGTTTCTCGTACTGTTACTGCTGTTCTGTCTTTTGCTGCTCCTATTGTTATGTTGTTGACAGGAGCGAAGGACATTGGTGGAGATTCTCTCACTAAGACTGTTGTTGGTGTTGGCAACGTTTGTCGTTCTGTTGATAATATTTCTAAAAGTTTCACTGGAATGTCCACACTTGTGAAGAGTGCAGTGGGTTCTCTTCTTGGAGTTCAAGACGACACTGCACGTACGAAATTGGTAAAGAAAATCGAAGAAATTCGTGTTCGTCTGCAAGATAAAAGAGACCGATTAGAACAGGATGCGCCTAGTGTTGTTCGTGAAGTTCACTTTTTGGAACATTTGGAAGATGACATTGACCAAGTGCATAAGATGATGAATGAGTGCGCCATGTCAACTGAGAATTTGGCAAATCTGCAGCAATTGTTTAGTGTTGTGAAGTTTCTGTACATTGAAATTCGGAACAAACATGACTCAATTTTGAAAACGCTCGTTGGTAAACAACACCCAACAGTTATTTGGATTTATGGACCTTCAGGCGTTGGAAAGTCTAAATTACTTAGGTACATTGCAGATCAGCTGAGTTGTTATGAAGGCAAAGCTTTGTTGGAATATGTGAGACCAAAAAGTGACAGTTTCTGGAGCAATTATATGCAGCAACACATCGTCATGTTTGATGATTTCAATAGCATAAAGAATTGCGATGATCACGAGGAGTTGAATGCCATTTACACTGATTCGGCATATCTGTTGAACATGGCTGGAGTGAGTGACAAAGGACAGAGATTCACTAGTAAATACGTACTCATTGCGTCAAATTTTGGGTATGTGCAGACGTCAGAGACAC